TCGGATCTTACGCCACGATGATCCCCGGCGTGTACCCAAACGTAGTAGGCTCAACCACCACTACGTTGGACCTAGAATTGCAAGCGGCTGGAACAGCACCAACTGGCGGTAAAATGCGGGTTTGGGCAGTTCTTATGAACATCGACAACCCAGGCTCATATGACGCCAACGAAGTTGATCGTGATCTTCTCGCATAAAACTTTAGGGGCCAGCATCGCCTGGCCCCTTACCTTTTAGGGTATATTTTATGGCTTCCACTTACGTTAATTTGTGTAATCAAGTCCTTCGCCGCCTCAATGAGGTGGAGATTGTGGATGCAGATTTTGGCTCTGTCAGAGGTGTGCAAGCGCTGGTAAAGGACGCCATAATCGCAGCTGTCGCTAAGCTCTCGCAAAGTGAGTACGAGTGGCCCTTTAATGCTGCTAGTCACACGCAAGTGTTGACTGCAGGAACTACCGAATACTCTTGGCCATCGTCTTTTAAAGCTGTAGATTGGAACTCTTTTCAGATCCAAGAAGACACCGTTCTTGGAGCAAGCTTCAAGGCATTAAAATTTATCGAGCGCGACGAGTGGTATAAAAACCAAAGAGATATTGACTATAGAGCAGGGGCTGCTGGGCGAGGTATCCCAGATTTTGTTTTTCCATCCCACGGCAGTGGGTATGGAGTTACTCAATCTCCTAACGCAGCCTACACAGTAGTCTTCAAATATTACCTAGATTTTACTTCGCTATCGGCTTTCGATGACGTAAGTCGCATCCCAACTTCCTTTGATAGCATTTTGGTTGATGGCGCACTCTACCATATGTATCTATTCAAAGATAATGTGGAGTCGGCCCAGGCGGCATTTCTGAATTTTGAGCAAGGTATTAAAAGCTTACAGTCTATCTATATTAACAATTACGCCAGCATAACCGACACTCGGTTGCGGTTCTAATGCCAGATAACATCACATCATTTAAGGTGATCAGTAGTGGTGGTTTAAATACCAACGAAAACCATTTGAACCTTAGTGAGAATGGGCCGGGCAATGCCACGCGATTAATTAACTATGAGCCGTCATTGTTTGGCGGCTATCGTCGTATCGATGGCTTTGCTAAATATGCGGCTGCGTTTGGCGAAGTCAGCGTGGCATATAATGCAAACGGTAGCACGACAGGCCAAGGTGAAGTTCTTGGGATAGCTATATTTAAGAATGATGTTACGGGCGGCACAACCGTTATAGCTGCACGGCAGGATGCTGGGGCTGCAACGTACTCCTTCTATTTCTTTACAGCGGATATTGGCTGGCGCAAATATACGCTAGATCATTCCGCTTCACGCGCCATGACCGCAAACGGAGTAACCGTTAAAAAGCTACGCCATGTGCAATTCAATTTCGGCACAGGCAATAAAATCTGTTTTGTTGATGGCGTTAACGAAGCAATCATATTTGATGGGACTCATTGGGAGGAACTAAAATCTTCCAACGATGGGGGATATATTGCTAGCAGCAGTCACAACTCTGGCAACGGCACAGGGGGCGGGGATAGCGCCTTGGACGCTCCTGCATTGGTCGGAGTATTCGAAAATCACTTATTCTTAGCGGGACATGCGGCAAGCGAAGCCGCGCTTGCCTTCAGCGCACCTAACGATCCCTACAACTTTGAAGTAAGTAGCGGAGCGGGGCAAATTTCAGCTGGGTTTGATGTGGTTCAAATTAAGCCCTTTCGGGATAATTTGTTTGTCTTTGGGGCAAACGCAATTAAGAAAGTTAGCGTCACTGCGGCGGGTGCTTTTGCTTTTGAAAATGTCACAACAAACGTAGGCTGTGTGGCCCCGGATAGCGTATTAGAAATCGGGGGCGATCTAGTTTTTATGAGCCCGAGTGGCGTAAGACCAGTGGCAGGAACTGCTCGAATTGGAGACGTGGAGCTATCGCCTTTGTCCACATCCATCCAATCTAAGCTAGTCGATGCTATTGCAAACTATGATATGCTGGATCTGGATGGGGTGGTAATTCGATCCAAAAACCAATTGCGGTATTTTTTAGGTGATGATGCAGACGCCGCTACAGCCCCTGACGCGATTGGTTTTATCGGGGCTTTGACAGAAAACAGCGGCTCTTTGAAGTGGGAGTTCGGTGAACTCCTGGGCATTCGTACAAGTTGTTGCACCAGTGATTACATTGGAACAACTGAAATTATCTTGGCAGGGGACTATGATGGTAACGTCTACCAGCAAGAGACGGGAACTAGTTTTAACTCCCAGGACATCGTAGCTGTTTACGCAACTCCCTACCTCGACTTTGGTGAAACTGAGCAACGCAAAGTAATGCGTAAGATCAATACATTTGTGAGGGCTGAAGGCCCAATCGAAATGCTGTTATCGGTGACCTACGATTGGGGCGATCCTAATTCCGTGGCACCAAATACCTATACACAAAACCTGAGCGGTGCGCCCACGGTCTATTCTGGTCGAGGCGTAAACTATGGAGCCAGTAACGTGATCTACGGCGGGCCTTCCAAACCGATTATCACCTCTGACATTCAAGGATCAGGGTTTTCGACACAGGCAACCTTTGTGACAGTTGGGCAACTTAGTTCTTACACGATTCAAGGCATGGTCTTTGAATTTTCTGCAGCCGGGAGAAGATAGACTATGGCGGGTTATACAAGACAATCAGCGGCATCGATTACATCTGGTGCGGTTATCACTGCCAGCCCAATAAATGCGGAACTAAACAAGGTCTTAGCGGCCTTTGTTAACACTAGCGGACACAAGCATGATGGCACCGCTGCTGAAGGTCCGGTTATTGGCCTGATCGGCGATCCTGGTGTTGCAGCGCCACTTAACAAAGTCGTTGTTGATAATACAAACAATCGGATAGGCGTCTTTCTTGATGCTGGTGGCGGTGGTTCCACAGTTGAACAAATACGGATTTCAGACGGGGCTATCGTCCCCGTTACGGATAACGACATTAATCTGGGTGCCAGTGGCGCAGAGTTTAAGGATTTGCGGCTGGATGGCACAGCTTACATTGATGTGCTTGAAGTCCACGAAGGATCAACTCTCACAGGCGCATTAACTGTCGCTGGCGTGACTGCCCTAAACGGCGGTCTGACTATGGACTCGAATAAGTTCACTGTTGCTAATACCAGCGGCAACACTGCCATTGCTGGAACGCTTGCGGTCACAGGAACATCCGCTCTGACAGGCAATGTCACTGCTGGTGGCACTCTAGGCGTAACTGGCAATAGTACCATTGGGGGTACTCTTGGCGTTACTGGAGCCGTTACAGCCAATGCTGGCGTTGTCGTAGACAACATCACAATCGACGGCACTGAGATTGATCTCTCTAGCGGTGATCTTACAATAGATGTCGCTGGAGATATTATCCTCAATGCCGATGGCGGGGATATAAGTCTTCAAGACGGTTCCGCTACGTTTGGATCACTAAACAACAACTCCGGTCAACTTATCATAAAATCAGCAACTACAACCGCTGCCACATTCTCTGGCGCAAATGTAGACTTTGCTGGCACCTTTGATAGCACTGGCGCTGGTACGTTTGATAGCACTCTTGCTGTTACTGGCGTTCTAAGCCCCGCCACTCATGTGGACATGCCTGACGATGCGGTTATTAAGGTCGGAACTGGTGACGATCTAGAGATCAGCCACGATGGCACTAACTCTCTGATTGCCAACAAGACAGGCGTTCTCAAAGTTGCTACCGAAACAAGCGGCATTGCAGTTACAATCGGACATACCACCTCTGAAGTTACCATAGGCGATAACCTAACTGTTGCAGGTAACCTTACTGTCACGGGTACTCAGACGGTGGTTGATACCGTCACTATGAACGCTGCGAATGCGGTAGTCTTCGAAGGCGCTACAGCAGATGCTCATGAGACTACACTAACAATCGTTGATCCCACCGCTGACCGCACAATTAACCTACCAAACCAATCTGGCACGATCCCAGTATTAGCAGCGGCATCTAATACAGCAGTTTCATCTACCCCAGAAGAATTAAACATAATGGATGGCGGCACGTCAGCCACCAGCACCACTCTTGCAGATGCTGACAGAGTAGTGGTGAATGATGCTGGCACGATGAAACAGGTCGCTCTGACCGACTTTGAAACTTACATGGAGACCTCTCTCGACACGCTGGCAAACGTGACCACAGTTGGCGCTTTGGATGCAGGTTCGATCACCAGCGGC